AAAGTTGGGCGTGCGCGCTGCCGCAATGCGCGGGTGGCGCGTGCGCGGCAAGGATTTTAACCAAGCCGACAGCACAGAGTGACAGAAAACGCTGATGGGTGTCAAAACCGAAAAAAGGCAAACGCGAAAAATCCGGGGCATCACCCGGCCTCCGGGCCGGCTCCATTTTCCTTTCCTCACCGCCCGAGCCCCCGCGTGTCGGGGGCCGGGTGATGCCCCGGAGATCATTGCCATACTTGCGTACCATGTTTGGCTCGGGGAGAGACGGACACGCAAAATGGCGATGCCCACAACGTGGAGGTCCGAATCGGACCACGGATAATAAGCCGGTGTGCACGGCGGCGCTTGCGCCGCGGCGGGCTTGATCCTCCTGCGGCGGCTCTTGAGGCGGGGCAGCTGCGAGAGCCGCCGTGTGCACCGGACGGAAAGGGGAACAACCATGCCGAAGAAAACGGACTGGCGGAAAACCAAAAAGTACGCGGCGCTGAAAAACTCCATGCTGGAAAATCTGGAGACGCGGGGACTGCTGGAAAAAGCCTACACCGACAAGGTGGACGAGTATCTGGATTTCTGGGTGCGGCGGCAGGAACTGCAGGCAGACGTTGCCGAGCGGGGACTGACTGTAATTGATGACCGAGGCCGCATTGCAGAAAACCGCAGCGTATCGCTGGAAGTGCAGGTGGCCCGGCAAATGCTGGCGGTATGGACAGCGCTTGGCTTTAAAGATGCGGCGGCCAAATCCTCCGATGTGCCGGGAGGCGTGGACGATGAGCTGTGAGCTGCCCCGAGAGGTGCTGAATTACCTTGAGGCTGTGGAGGCGGACAAGCCACGGGCCTGCCGGGAACAGCACGCGCTGGCGGCGCATATCCGGCAGTGCTTCGCGGCGGAGGACCTCCGGGTGGACACCGAGCAACTGCGGCACTATCTGGGCCTTGCAAGGTATTTCCCCTACAAACGGCTTTTCCCGTGGCAGGAATTTTTGACCGCGCTCTGGAATTGCACCTACACGGCAGAAGGGCGGCCCCGGTGGAAAACGCTTTTCTGCATGGTGGGGCGGGGCGCGGGCAAAGACGGGTATATCGCGTTTGACTCCATGTGCTCCGTGTCCCCCTATAACCCGGTGGGGCACTACAACGTGGACATATGCGCCAACAACGAGGAGCAGGCCATGACACCGGTGCTTGACTTGGTGGCGGCGCTGGAAAGCCCCGCCCACGAGGGAAAGCTGAAGCGGTATTACTACCACACAAAGGAATTGGCGCAAGGGCGGGCCAACAAGGGCGTTATTAAAGGCCGAACCAATAACCCCAAGGGGCGGGACGGTATGCGCTCCGGCAAGGTCATTTTTAACGAGGTCCACCAATTTGAGAATTATGCCAATATCAAGGTTTTTGTCACCGGGCAGGGCAAGGTGGCCCAGCCCAGGGTGGGTATCTTTACATCTAACGGTGAGGTCAATGACGGGCCGCTGGACGATTATCTGGCCCGGGGGCGGCGCATCCTCTTTGAGAACGAGCCGGATAACGGATTTTTGCCGTTTATCTGCTGCCTTGAAACAAGGGAGCAGGTGCATGACCCGGACAACTGGTACATGGCCAACCCGTCTCTCTATTTTCTGCCGGACTTAAAGCAGGAGACTGCGGACGAGTACCGGGACTGGGTAGAGCACCCGGAGCAAAACGGCGATTTTTTGACAAAGCGCATGGGCCTCCGGGCGGGCTATCAGGAGATCAGCGTGACGGATTACGAAAAAATATTGAAAACAAACCGGCCGCTGCCGGATATGCAGGGATGGACCTGCACGGTGGGGCTGGACTACGCAGAGCTGAGCGATTGGGCGGGCGTCAACCTCCATTTCCGGCGGGGGGCCGACCGGTATGATATCAACCACGCATGGGTGTGCCGCCAATCCAAGACGCTGCCGAGGGTCAAGGCTCCATGGCAAACATGGGCAGAGGAGGGACACCTGACAGTGGTGGACGATGTGAGCATCAGCCCCGACCTGATCGCGGCCTATATCCAGAGCGCCGCCCAAAAGTACAACATCAAGGCGCTGGCAATGGACCACTACCGCTGGACGCTGGTTGCAGAAAGTATGCGGGCTATCGGCTTTGATGCGGCGGATAAAAGCCGGGTAAAGCTGGTGCGGCCCTCGGACATTATGCAGGTGGAGCCGGTCATACAGGAGTGCTTTGACCGGGAGCTATTTTGCTGGGGCAACAACCCGTGCCTCAGGTGGGCGGTCAACAACACCAAGCGGGTGCGGAGCTCGCGAAAGCTGGGCGTGGACACCGGCAATTTCATCTACGCAAAGATTGAGGCAAAAAGCCGAAAGACAGACCCCTTTATGGCGCTGGCGGCCAGCATGACCATTGAGCCGCTGCTGGGCACCGGCACGCCGCTGGCGGCGCCGATGATGGGGGCCATCAGACTATGACGGTCCGAATCGGACCGCAGAGGAGAAGCACCACATGAACACGGCCTACAACATGGACTGCATGGAATATATGCGGACGCTGCCAAACAAAGCGTTTGATTTGGCTGTGGTAGACCCGCCATACGGGATATCAATTACGGAGAGCGGCGTCTTAAAAAAGTACAACGCAAACAAAAACAAATGGGATGCCAACGCCCCGAGCGAAAAATACTTTGCCGAATTACAAAGAGTTAGTAAAAACCAAGTAATTTGGGGGGGTAATTATTTCCCGCTCCCACCGTGCAAATGCTTTTTGATATGGGACAAAAATATGCCGGAAAATTTTTCTTTTGCATCTTGCGAGTTTGCGTGGACATCGTTTGGCACACCGGCAAAAACGTTTTATTTTGCGCCGCAAAGAATGACAAACGAGCGCATCCACCCGACGCAAAAACCGGTGGCGTTGTATACGTGGATTTTTAACAGATACGCCAAGCCGGGAGACAAAATCCTTGATACACATTTAGGCAGCGGGAGCAGCCGCATCGCGGCCTATGATATGGGGCTTGACTTTGTGGGCTGCGAGCTGGACCCGGATTATTTTGCGGCGCAGGAAAAACGGTTTGCAGACTACACAGCGCAGATGCGGATCGAGATGTAGCGCCGGAGAGGGGAGACCATGGGACTAAAATTTTGGGAATGGCTGCGGGGAAAAATCGGAGCAGAAACCACGGCAGAGGTCACGTGCCAAGAGCTTTTTGACGCGGCGGCGGACCTGCAGATACGGAAGCTATGCTTTTGGACCTGCGCCAACATGGTGGCCAACGCCATCGGACGGTGCGAGGTGCGAGTATTCCGGGGCGGCGAAGAAACGCAGGACCGCGAGTACTACATGTGGAACTACGAGCCGAACCTAAACGAAAACAGCACGATGTTCTGGCACAAGGCTGTTGGCAAACTCTACACGGACAATGAGGCTCTGATCGTATCGAGCAGGCGGCGGGACACCGGGACGGATGCCGTGCTTGTGGCGGACAGCTGGCAGCAAAACACCCACTGGGCCGTGCGGATGAACGAGTACACCGGAGTAACGGTGGGGGACACCGCCTACGATAAGACGTTCCGCGAAAACGAGGTGCTGCACCTAAAGCTCCACCACAACGCCATGCGGCCGGTGATCGACGGGCTGTATGCCTCCTATTACCGGCTGGCAAGAGCGGCCATGCGCGCTTACCAATGGGACCGGGGACAGCACTGGAAAGTCCATGTCAACCAGATCGCGGCGGGCACGCAGGACTTTGAGGCAAAATTTGCGAAAATGATCGCCGAACAGATCAAGCCGTTTTTTGACAGCGACGCGGCGGTGCTGCCGGAATTTGACGGGTACAGCTACGAGCGCTCCGATGGCGGCAGCTCCGGCAGCAGCAAAAGCGGAGACAGCCGGGACATCCGCAATCTCATTGAGGACATTTTTGATTTTACGGCAAGGGGCTTTCTCATCCCGGCGGTGCTGGTCAACGGCACCGTGCAGGGGACCGCGGACGCCAACAGCCGCTTTTTGACCCAGTGCATTGACCCCATCTGCGACCAGCTGCAAGAGGAGATCACCCGCAAGCGCTACGGCTATGACGGGTGGAAGCAGGGCAATTTTGTCCGGGTGGACTCATCCGCCATCCTCCACTTTGACATTTTTGCCAACGCGGCCAATGTGGAAAAGCTGGTAGGCAGCGGCGCCTTCTCGGTCAACGATGTGCTGCGGGCGGCCAACCAGGCCACCATCAACGAGCCGTGGGCCGACGAGCACTTTTTGACTTTGAACATCGCGCGGATCCAAGAAGCCGCGCAGCAGATGAATGCACAGAAAGGAGACAGCGGGAATGAGTAATCCCAAGCAGAAGGACCGGAGGATGTGGGCGCTGAAGCAGCGGGCGGAGGACGCCAAGACACTGGAGCTTTACATCTACGGAGATGTGGAGGGCGACAGCTATGACTGGTGGACCGACGAGACGATCCAGAGCGAGACCAGCGCCAACGCCTTCCGGGACGCTCTGGCGGAGCATCCGGAGGCGACGGAAATCGCCGTGTACATCAACAGCTACGGCGGCAGTGTATTCGAGGGCACGGCCATCTACAACCAGCTCAAGCGGCACAGCGCCCACAAGACGGTGTATGTGGACGGCTTTGCCTGTTCCATCGCCTCGGTCATCGCAATGGCCGGCGACACGGTGGTGATGCCGCGCAACGCCCTCATGATGATCCACAACATGAGCATGGGTATTTACGGAAACGCAGCTGAGCTGCGAAAGGCCGCAGACAATCTGGACACCATCAATCAGGCGGGGATGGAAGCCTATCTCCAAAAGGCCGGTGACAAGCTGGACCCGGATACCCTGAAGGAAATGTATGACGCGGAGACCTGGCTGACGGCAGAGCAGTGCATGGAACTGGGATTGGCCGACCGCTACGCGGAAAAGGACGCGGATATGACCCAGGCTGCGGCTCTGCTGCAAAAGGCCAACCTGACTTTGGAGCAGCGGATCACCGTGCAAAAAAGCCTTGCCGCCCAACTGCGGCAGCTGACCGCCGCCCCGGCAACGCCGCCTGCTCCCCCAACCCCGAAAGAGCCGGAACAGAAAAACCGTATTATGAGCCTGTTTGGCTGAAATTTGAAAGGAGACGAACATGACGAACAACAACACTATCCGGAGCCGAGAGGAGCTGCGGGACCTCATCCAGAAGGCCGTTAAGGACAACGACGCCGAGGCATTTCAGGCGGCCTTTGACGAGATGCTCCAGCGGGTGGGCCTTGACGTTAAGCAGGAGTACGAGCAGCAAATGAGCGATCTCCGGCAGGAAATGGACAGCCGCATCCTGACGGCCCGGGGCGTGCACCAGCTTACCGCCGAGGAAAAAAGCTACTACCAGAAACTGGGCGAAGCCATGCGTGCCCTTGACCCCCGGCAGGCCGTGACCGGCATGGACGCCGTGATGCCCAAGACGGTGATCGACTCCGTTTTTGAGGATCTGCAGACCAACCATCCCCTGCTGAGCCGCATCAATTTCCGGGCCACCGGCGGCGCCGTGGAGATCATGGTCAACACCAACGGCTATGAGGAGGCGGCATGGGGTGACCTGTGCGACGACATTGTTAAGGAGCTGACCAGCGGCTTTAAAAAGATCAACACCCAGCTCCTCAAGCTCAGCGCATTTTTGCCGGTGTGCAAGGCCATGCTGGACCTTGGCCCGGAGTGGCTGGACCGCTATGTGCGGGAAATTTTGTACGAGGCATTTGCCAACGGCATGGAGGCGGGTCTTGTGGCGGGTGACGGCAATAAAAAGCCTATTGGCATGACCCGTCAGGTAGGTGACAACGTGACCCGCTCCGGCAACGCGTACCCGGAAAAGACCGCCGTGAAGGTCAGCGACCTGAGCCCCGTAACGGTGGGCAATCTGATCTCCATTCTGGCGGCGGACCCAAACGGCAAGGCCCGCCGTGTGCAGAACGTCATTCTGCTGGTCAATCCACAGGACTACTACCAGAAGGTCATGCCCGCCACCACGCTGATGGCTCCGGACGGTACCTACCGCAATGACGTGATGCCCTATCCCATGACCATTATCCAGACCCCTGCACTGAGCCGGGGCAAGGCGGTGATCGGTCTTGCGGACCGGTATCTGGCGCTGGCTGGCACCGCCACCAACGGCCGCATTGAGTACAGCGACCACTACCACTTTTTGGAGGACGAGCGGGTGTATCTCATCAAGGGCTATGCCAACGGTATGCCCCTTGACAACAACGCATTTTTGCTGCTGGACATCAGCGGCTTGAAGCCCGCCACGTGGAAAGTGACGCAGGTGACGGAGACCACGGCCTCCGATGACGCCACGCTGAGCGCCCTTTCTATCGGGTCTCTGGCGCTGTCGCCCACCTTTGCGGCGGGCACCGTGAGCTACACGGCCGCGACCACCAACGCTACCAACACCATCACCGCCGTGCCCGCTGACGCCGGGGCCGAGATCGAGGTGCTGGTGAACAACGCCAAGATCGACAACGGCAGTGCCGCCACGTGGCAGACCGGCAGCAACACCGTTAAGGTCAATGTGACCGCCGCTGACGGTACCGCCAAAAAGACTTACACCGTCACCGTGACCAAGTCCTGATGGCGGAGCGCGGCAGCCTGCCGGACGGGCTGCTGGCAGACGTCAAAAATTATCTGAGCATCACATGGAGCGATGAGGACACGGATACCAAGGTGTCCGGCCTCATCGCCTCCGGCATGGTGTACTTGGATGACAAGGCGGGGAGCCGGCAGGACTACACGGCGGACGGAAAGCCCCGGACGCTCTTGATGGAGTATGTGCGGTACGCCAGAGACAGCGCCATGGAGGTATTTGAGACCAATTATCAGGCACTGATTTTGGGGATGCAGACGGAGAGGCGGGTGAGCGCGTATGCCGTGGACGAGTCCGTACCGACCCCGCAGTGACGGGCGGGTGACGCAGGGCTTTGAGGACGGGATCGTGACCATCTGCACCGTGGAGGACGCGGCGGAGCCGGGCTACCAGCCAAAGCAGCAGCTTGCCACCAAAATCAAGCTCCGGTACGAGGAGCGGCGGCTTGGCATCCAGCGCTATTACGAGGGGCGGCAAAATCAAGCCCAAATCGAGCGGGTGCTCCGGGTACCCAAGGCGCCAAACGTCAGCAATCAGGACATTGCGGTGACGGAGGACGGTAAACAGTACCGCATTGATCTTGTGCAGACCAACACGGAGAGCTACCCGCCCAGCATGGATTTAACGCTCCTTAAAATTGAGCAGAGATACGAGGTGGGCCATGACATGGTATGAGCGCATTATCGCCGCCCACCGGGCGGTGACGGACGCGGTAAGCCACGCGGCCCGCGTCAAGTCCGAGCGCTACTTTGTGTGGCAGGAGGACGGGTCTAATGACCTTGCCGGGGACAACGGCCACGGCGAGCGTGTCATGACCGGCACCACGGACCTCTACACCAAACAGGAGCTGGACCCGTGGGCGGACGCGCTGGGGGAGAGCTTTGACGCCCACGGCATCTCGTGGGCGCTGAACTCCGTACAGTACGAGGCGGACACCGGATTTTATCACTATGAGTGGGTGTGGGAGGCGCTTTGATGGCGACTATCAGCTTTAAGGACGGGGAGGAGTACATTTTGAGGCTCAGCCGCCTTGAAAAAGAGGCTGTGGAAAAAGTTGTTGGCCCCGCCATCCACGATGGAGCAAAAATCGTGGCGGACGCCATCCGGACGGAGCTGCAGGCCGTGCCCACAGACGAGGGGTGGGGCACGCAGGAGCAGCCGGTGCGCGGCCCGAAAAAAACGCAAAAGGCCGCGCTTTTGGGCGTCCTTGGTATTACCACCATGCAAAAGGACAGCGAGGGCGTCTACAACGTCAAAATCGGCTTTGACGGGTACAACAACATCCGCTCCAAGCGCTGGCCGCAGGGACAGCCAAACCAGATGATTGCCCGGGCCATTGAGAGCGGCACCACATGGATGAGCAAAAACCGCTTTGTAGCCAGAGCGGTGAGCAAAAGCAAAAAACAGGCCCTTGCCGCCATGAAAAAGCGGGCGGAGGGCGAAATCGAAAAAATTATGAAATGAGCGCGTGTCCGAATCGGACCGCGAGAAAGGAGCGCTGACATGGCAACAATAGGACTGAGCAAGCCGTATTACGCGATTTATTCCGCCACCGGCAGCACTGTGAGCTACAAGGATGGCGGCGTCATGGGCAAAGCAACGGAGGCCAATGTGGAGATCGAGACCACGGAGGACAACAATCTTTACGGTGACAACGCACTGGCAGAGACCGACCGCCGCTTTGCCAGCGGCACGCTGACCCTCTCCACCACGGACCTGAGCCAGACGGTAAGCGCCGCCATCCTTGGACTCAAGGAGGAGGCCATTACCGGCATCGAGGGCGTGACGGACACCAGCGTCAAAGAGATGATCTATGACGATACGCAGGTAACGCCGTACCTTGGTGTGGGCTTTATCATCAAAAAGCGGGTCAATGGCGTGGATATGTGGCGGGGGATGATTTTGACCAAGGTCATGTTTTCCGTCCCGGCGGACGCAGCCACCACGCAGGGCGAAAGCATCGAGTGGCAGACGCCAGAGCTGAGCGCCGCCATTATGCGGGATGAAAGCGAAAACCACGCATGGAAAAAAGAGGCCACGTTTACCACGGAGGCACAGGCAGAGGCTTACATCAAGGCCCGGCTTGGCATTACGGAGGCAGCATGAGGACAGCGACTATTGACATCTGCGGCCGGGAGTACCTGCTGTGCTTTTCCGCCCGGGTGGTCCGGGCAGTGACGGAGCGCTACGGCGGCATGGAGCACATTGATGAGGCGCTGACCGCCGAGGACCCGGTCAGGGCGCTGGACGAAGCGGTTTGGCTGCTGTCGGCCATGATGGACGGTGGGGCACGGTACGCCAAAGTCAATGACATTGAGACCGCACCGCCCCTGACAGCAGACGAGCTGCTGGACGTACTGGACATCGGCGATTTTGCGGCGCTGCGGGAAAAGATCGCGGAGACCGTGACCAACGGCATGAGCCGGCACGTGGAGGCGGACCCCGGAAAAAACGCGGAAACCACTCCGGCAGCCCCTTAGCGCCGGAGTGGTTTTTGTGGTACGGGATGGCGGTGGGCCTTACGTACAGCGAGGCACTGACCATCCCATTTGGGGAGCTGCTGGACTACATCGCTATTGAGCAGATCAAGCGGGAGGGCTGCAAGCTCCGCCAAGTCCTGACCGATGATGAGATCATACCGGATGTGAGGTGAGACTATGGCGGCTGATATTGGCCCCAAAATCGGAATTGACGGGGAAAAGGAATTTAGAGACGCGCTGAAGTCCATGGGCCAGCAGCTCAAGACCCTTGGAACGGAAATGAAGGCCGTGACCTCTGCCTTTGACGTTGACAACGACAGCCAGAAAAAGCTGGCGGCGCAGTCCGACATACTGAGCCGACAATTAGAGGTCCAGCAGCAGCGCATCACGGAGATCCAAAAGGCGCTGGACTATGCCCGGCAAAATTACGCGGAAAACAGCAATGAGGTGCAGCGGTGGCAGCAGTCCCTCAACAACGCCACGGCAGACCTCAACAACACAAAAAAGCAGCTCAATGATCTGGAGCACGGCGTAGATGACGTGGGCGACGCCATGGACAATGCGGGGCAAAAGACGCTGAGCTTGGGTGACATCCTCAAGGCTAACCTTTTGAGCGACGCCATTATGGCGGGCATCAAGGCTGTGGCCAGCGGCATCAAATCTCTTGTCAGCGGCGCTATTGAGGGCTACGGCGAGTATGAGCAGTTAGTTGGCGGCGTGGAAACGCTGTTTGGCAGCTCTGCCGACACGGTGATTAAAAACGCGGAGAACGCCTACAAAACGGCGGGCTTATCCGCCAACTCCTATATGGAGACTGTGACCAGCTTCTCCGCGTCCCTGCTCCAATCCATGAGCAACGACACGGAGGCGGCGGCTAAAAAGGCGGATCAGGCGCTCACGGATATGTCCGACAATGCCAACAAAATGGGCACGGATATGCAGTCCATCCAAAACGCCTATCAGGGCTTTGCCAAGCAAAACTACACGATGCTGGACAACCTCAAGCTGGGCTACGGCGGCACCAAGGAGGAGATGCAGCGTCTGATCGACGACGCCAATGCGCTCAACGCCGCCCAGGGAAACTATACCAACTACACCATTGAGAGCTACGCGGACGTTGTGGACGCCATCCACACCGTGCAGACAGAAATGGGGATCACCGGCACCACGGCGCTGGAGGCCAGCACCACCATTGAGGGCTCTATCAGTGCCATGAAGGCGGCCTACGCGAATTTTGTGACGGGCCTCGGCGACCAGAACGCGGACATCGGGGCGCTGACGGAGCAGCTCATTGAGAGCGCCGGAACGGTGGCGGAAAACGTGCTGCCGGTGATTGAAAACGTTGTGGAGAGCATTGTCAAGGCAGTCCAAGAGCAGGGGCCGGAGATGATCACAAAATTTGTGGCGTATGCCACGGAAAAACTGCCGGACATCCTCAAGCTGGGGCTGCAGCTTGTGCTGTCTCTTGTTAAGGGACTGGCACAAAACCTGCCGCAGTTAGTGCAGGGGACGCTGAAAATGGTGGATACCATTGTCAAGGCATTTGTGGACAGCCTGCCGGACATTATCGAGGTAGGTCGCGACATTGTGCGGGGCGTATGGGAGGGCATTACGGCCCTCGGCTCATGGCTCTATGACAAGGTATCCGGCTTTTTTGGCGGCATCGTGGACAGCGTTAAGGGTATGCTGGGGATCCACTCGCCGAGCCGGGTATTTGCGGGTATCGGCAAAAATATGGCGCTGGGACTGGGCGAGGGGTTTGACAAGCAGATGCAGGGCGTGTCCGCCAGCATCCAGAGCGCCATCCCCACGCCGACGGTGGATACCGTCTACAATGCGGCGGCCGGGATGGTCAACGGCCTTGCGGCGGCTAACGCCGGCAACGGAGGCAGCTACACGATCAATCTGGTGCTGCAAAACGGCGCACAGATCGCAAGCTGGCTGCTGCCGGACATCCGCACAGCGTCCAAAAACAACCCGGAGGTGGCAACGGCATGACACAACTTATCGTAGGCGGCGTGTATCTGCCGCAGACCAGCGGGGACAAGTACCAATGCTATCCCGGCGAGCTTAACGTGACGGTGGAGATGATCTCCGGCCGGACGGTGATCGAGCAGCGGGGACATGTGCAGATGATCGTATGGAGCTACGATTACATGGGCAACGACCTGTGGCGGCAGCTGGCGGCGGTGCTGCGGAGCGGCAAGCCGTTTACGGTGGTGTATCTCCCGGACGATGCAGACGAGATGCGGACGGGGACGTTTATCGCCGAGAGCGTGACCCAGCCAACCTTTGCCTTTGACAAGGACGGTAAGGGCCTGTGGCACAACGTTGGCTTTACGCTGCGGGAGGAGGCACCGCATGATTAAAACCTCGGAGGCGTTTCGGGCGGCTATTGTGGGCAGCCCCCGGCGCATTGAGATTTTGGCGGTGGTGGACATCTCGGACCCGGATACCGTATTTGGCGCGGCGTCCGGCTCCGGGTTTGCCCCGTGGAGCAAGGACGCAGAGCTCCATGACCACAATTTTGACGCGCCCCGCCGCTACGCCACTTTGGAGCGCAACCGCTGGGCGCTGGACGGCTCTTTTGACGTGTTCCCGGACGATTTCAAGGTGACGGCACACATGGGCACGGCTACGGAGGCGCTTTCCGGGGAAAACGGCACGTTTTCCCCGGCGGTGTGGACGCAGCTCAATTTCTCCGGCGTGGATATTCTTCAGGCGGCCAGCGTGTTTTTCTCCACCGATCCGCTGGACGGGTACCCGGTGGATTTCACGGTGGAAGTGCTGCAAGGCGGCACGGCGTATTTTACCAAAAAAATTACCGGGAACAAGGCGAAGTCCGTGGCAGTGGACGGGTTTTCCGTTTACAACCCGGACGCCATCCGGGTGACGTGCACCAAATGGTCACGGCCCGGGCGGCGGATGCGGCTGGTGGAGATCTTGCCGGGGATCTATGAGCAGTGGGACGGCAATATGCTGGCGGAGTTTAGTGTCAAGCAGCAGGGCAACGTAGCGTGCACGGCGCTGCCCTACGGCACGTGCACCCTCAAAATGGACAACGCCAACCGGCGGTTTGAGCCGCGAAAGAAGAACGGGCTGTTTCAGTCGATCGAAGATCGGCAGGGGATAGAAATTTATATTGGCGTTAAGACCGCCGATGGGACCATTGAGCGGTGCAGGCTGGGGACGTATTACCAGTACGGGGACGGGTGGAAAACCGGCGATAACAACATCACCATGCAGTGGTATCTGGTGGACATCATCGGCCTTTTAGCGGATCGGGAATTTATTCCCCCATCTACCCTGCCCACCACGCTTGGCGGGTGGCTGTCGGCCCTGACGGGGCAGCTTGGCGTTAATTTTAAGGACCGGTGGCACGCGGACCCCAATTTTACGGCGCTGCCGGTGACGGTGCGGACAGCGGAGGACATTCGGGGGAAAAAATGCGGCGATCTGGTGCGCTGGGTATGCATGGCCACGGGGACATGGCCCCGGGCGGACGCGGCCACGGGAGACCTGACGGCGGAGCCGCTGTGGAGCGAGGGGAACAAGGTGACGCTGGACAACCTGACCGCGTACCCCACCATGAGCGCCAACGAGAGCATTGCGGCTATCATTTTTACCCTTAACGATGGGAGCGACACGCAGTACATTGTCTCCGGCAACTCCACCAGCAGCTCCAGCACGGTGAGCGTGCAAAACCCGTTTATCAAGACACAGGCGCAGGCGCTGGCGGCGGCCAAAAATATTTTGGCAACCTACGGCGGCAACGTGCTGGACCTGACGGGCCGGGGAGACCCCTCCAGCGAGATCGGGGACGTGGACACCGTGTGGCTGGACGAGAGCCAAGCCACTACGGCGCGGCGCATTATGCAGACGTTTTCCATCTCGTCCGGGGTGCTGCAGGGCTGCCAAAGCCAGCTGCTACAGGCGGACGGCAGCTTTTTGTATCAGGGGCGAGAAGTTATCACCACCCCCGGCACATGGAAGGCTCCGGCGGGAAAGAAATCTCTGCGGGTCATTCTCGTGGGCAAGGGCGGCGACGGCACCCGCGGCCAGGATGGCACATGGGACGCTGCCGGCGCGGACGGCGTGGACGGTCTGGGCGGTCTGGTTTGGGCCGGAACCATCAACATCAACGATGGTCAGGAGTTCCCGGTGACCTTCGGCGAGGACACCACCTTCGGGGCGTATTCCTCCGCCAACGGCAAGCGCTATGAAAACGGCTATACGGACGTGGCCAGCGGCGACAGCTTCGCCCGGACAGGCGTGGCAAAGCCACGGGCGGGAACCGGAGACGGCGGGGCCGGCGGCAAGGGCGGCGAACAGGGCCGGCGGCAAAAAATAACGTGGGAAGATGAAGGCGGTTTTTCTCACAGCTATTGGAAAATCTACAGTTATCCTGGCGTTGGTGCGGATGGCGCGATGGGCGCTTCCGGCTGCGCGGTGGTGTATTACAACAAGTAGCGGTCCGAATCGGACACGGAGGACGTATGTTTGATTTTTCCTCACTCATTACCGACCGGGGGCCGGGGACGTTTTACAACGTATCTGACCTCAACCGGGTGGAGGCGGCCTGTGCCGACCTGTACCAGCGGTTTACGGACTACGGCTATCTGATCCCGGACTATGTGCCGGTGGTGAACCACTGGACAGAGAGCAAGACGCCTACGGTGGGGCAGCTTGGCCGAGACCTTACCAACATTACGGCGCTGCGAAACACCATCACTGCGCTTTCGACTACGCCGGAGACGCCGGAAACCATGCGGTTTTGGGACTATCTCAAGGCCAATGACATTGAGCGCATTTTACTGGCCGTGGAGGACACGCTGCGGCGGCTGGAGAAAACATTCTGGTACAGCGGTGAAATTTATTCCGGAGAATCGGGAGGGACAACATGAAGGACTTTGTTATTAAGGGCAACGGCAACAGCCGGTATCTGAAAAGCTCGCTGGAGGGCATTACCACATGGGAGCAGTTTCGGGTCGCGCTGGCGGCGGGCACGCTGCCCGTAGACCTAAACGGCATCAACCCCGAGGGCTTCCAGCAGCTGGGCGACCCGCTGAACAAGGCCACGCTGCTAAAAGATGTGACTGCCTCTATTTTGGGATTGCCCAATACGGCTGTGCCAGACGATGCTTTTCTGGCACTGACGATTGGCGTCGGCACCTATGGCTACCGGGTCAAAATCCAGCTTGCGGACGGGACGCCGGTAGAGGGTGCCACGGTCAGCGGCATTACGGCCCTCACCGGCTCCACGTTAGTGTCCGGGGCAGACGGTATCGTGCTTGGCAAGTCCACCAGCCAGACCGTGACCATTGGGTGCACCAGCCCCTACATCGACCAAGCGGCCCCGGCCAACCAGAGCGTTACTGCCACGGGGACTATTACCGATGTGACGCTGACGCTGACCTCAATCACGGATATGATTACCGTAACAAGCAGCAAGACCACAAAAGTATCTCCTATGGCAAAGACTATGGACGTCACCGCTGTTGGCGGTGGCGGTGGTGGCGGCGGATACAACCAAAATTCAAGGTATGATGGTGCTGGTGCTGGTGGTGGTGGTGGATATGTCTCGACAAAGATTGGTGTAGAGT